GCTGCAAATAGAACAGACCTAGCACCCATTTGATATCCGCGCTGTTGACAGGATCCAAATAGTCAGCGGCTCTGAAATCGGCTTCGGCTTTATCCCACCGTCGCAGTTCCCAATTACAACGTCCACGCTGCAAGTAGAAAAACGCAAGAGGGCCGGTCACGTTCGTCAACGCATTAAATACTTCGTAGCATTTCTTAAAGTCGGCATCGCCATAAATCGATATGGCTTGATTACCAACATCAACAAGTTCTTTGATCAGCCGATGCGATTCCTTAACTAATTGTTCGTGATCCTTCACCAGTAATCCCTCCCACTACGCTTCGCTCCCCATGCCGGGGGTGGCACGTGTGCCCATTCTTTCTTACGGAACTCATCCGCACGTTTAAAGAAACCTAATAGCCACTTGATCACACAGCCTCCTGCGCTACAAAGTGCAGCATGGTGAACGGGAGAGATACCGCCGTCTTCCTGCCTTCACGTGGGTAGATCAGTACACGTGTGCCAGATTCCAACCGCATGGCATTGACCGTACCCTTCTCAATGCCTTCAAAGTCATCAAAGACAAAGATGGTGTGGTCATGGATGATGCTCGGCAGGTACTGGAAATCTTCTTCTTGAACCCTGCCATCAAAGTAGATCAGATCAATGCCAATCTTCTTGTCGGCCAAGTTCTTGAACATCTGTGTCGATGACTGCTTGGGGTATTGGAAAATGCCCGTGTCGCTTTGACTTATCTGTATCTGATTGGATACATCGCAGGTATATATCTTTGCTGACGGCATGGCCTCACGCATGGTTCGGGTAGAGACCCCGATGAACGTGCCCACTTCGGCAATAGCCTTCGGCTTAAAGAATGCCACCAATTTATAAAGTTCTACCGCATCGTCGTACGGAACTGAACCAGTGTTGTAGTCTGCGTCAACTCGCAGCCTCTGTTGTTCTTCAATAATCTTTTCGATGGTCTCGTACGGGAAGTCATTTACCTTCTCGTCCATGATACCCCAGAAGATATTGCTAAATCGTTGTCGTCCAATCTGTACCGGATTCATTTTTTAACCCCTGTTTTAAGTGCTGAGTCTTCTCGTTCTTTAAGCATTGCATCTGCAATGACGTAAGACATCTTAGAGACTTCTTCGGGACGTAGTAAGACACCGTGGGATATGAGATATCCCTGCATGGCTTTCGCAGCCATGTAGTCTCGCAGTGTCATGCCGTGACCCCACCACTTTAGACGTTCGCCTTCCAACTGTGGGAAAGCAAACTCATTCTTAGGCTTACCACTCACTTTGCTACCTCAATAAAAACCTTACCAAACCAGACCGTGCCCCGCCTTACCCGACCATGCCCGACCCCACCACGCCACGCCGTACCCCACCTTGCCAGACCTAGCCTAACCCGACCATGCCTCGCTACGCCGTACCAAACCTCACCAAACCCGACCAGACCCTACCCGACCCGACCTGACCCTACCAAACCCCGCCGCGCCGCGCCTTGCCGGACCTGACCCGACCACAAATAAAAATTTCTTGCCAGAGAAACCAAACCCTACCAAGCCCCACCTTACCGCGCCCGACCCCGCCCCGCAGGACCACACCAGATAAAAAATTTCTCGCCAGAGAAACCAAACCGAACCTCACCGCGCCCCACCATGCCCCACCTAACCTCACCACACCCGACCGAGCCACGCCGAGCCTGACCGCGCCACGCCTCATCAAATAAAAATTTCTCGCCAGAGAAACCGTACCCTACCGAGCCATACCCTACCCGACACGACCTAGCCACGCCGCGCCATACCGTGCCTGACCAAACCTGACCTCACCAAACCCGACCTCACCGGGGCGCACCGTGCCAGACCCTACCCAACCTCGCCAGACCGCGCCAGACCTGATCTCAAATTAAACTTCCTTAAAACTCGTCACTCTAAAAGTCCCAAAGGGACCACGTTTCTCTGGCCTAAAATCACCGATACCCATGCTCTCACCCGCTTCATTCAGCAGACGATGTGCGTCCTCAGACGAGAGCATTTGATCATTCAGAATTAAACGGAACTTCGCGCCCCATTTATCGAATCGGGGGCGATAACGCATCACCCGACCCTTGGTTGCAGGGATCGTGACCGGACGGCCATCAACCTCAAAGTTCCCTGCCGGTTTACCGTCTTCACCCAAGATGGTGATGGTGTCTGTGTCAATACGCACAGCAGACGGAACAACAAATTTTAGAGTCTTACGCGAACCGCGCATTTTGTGGTTCACGCCCGCGTTCGCCATCGTTGCAGGGATAGAGAAAGCATTAAAGTAGTATGTTCCATCCTGCGCGATGTAAGCATTCTTCGTCGCCTCGTCTCGCGGATTCATACTATCGACCATCACACGACGGGTCGCCTTGCCTTGCTCTGCCTGTTCCGCAAACTTGTGGATCAAGAGCGGAGTGTTACCACGGATTTCAACTTCAATCGTCTTCATGTTCATTACCTCTGTTTAAGCGCGTTCGCGGATTGCGATTTCGCGTGTCAAATAAAACTGTGCTTTCTTCAAGTCCTCGACCGGATCGGCTCCGACCTTCTTACCGGCGCGGCTCACATACTTCACCACGTTAAAAAGGTAAGCGTTCTCAGTCAGACCTTTTGCTTCTGCGTAGTCTAGAAAGTCTACGCCCCCGACTGTGTAGTGCGGCGGCTTGTTCACAAGATCAGGCTTGTTTTCTAGTACGTTGAGTGCGGCCTTTGTTTCTCGCACCGCCTCCATAATCTTTGATGACTTATTCTTCGACCGCACGGTATACACGTACTGCGGCTTTACCTTTGCGATCTTTGCTATTTCCTTGACCGACTTCCCCGACTGCAACAACTTTAAAATCTGCCTTGACTTCGACATAACTTAATATCTCCTTGCGTAGGTTCTCTACGTTTGTCTCATCTATCACTACTGCGATGCCACCGGCTTTACGTATGTCATCGTGATGCTTCAGTTGAAGCGCGGTGGGCTTTCCACCGTTTGCTTTACACTCTATACCATAAAACAACCCGGCGATACAAATAATAAAATCGGGTGCGCCAGAAGAAGAGAAGCCAGTTCCCATCGGCATCGTGTAGTACGCGCCGAGTTCATTGAGAATCTCCTTCACTCGTTTCTTTACTCGTCCTTCCGGTGTCATGCTCTACCTTCCTATAAATGCCATTAGTTAATGGCATCCCTCTAAGTTCATTTAAAAGTTTTTCGCTGATGACAAACTGATACCACGTGTCATCAAGCCTCCAACCTACATCCTCTAATACTTCGGGGATGTCTACGACCTCAAACGCTTTACTGTCTATTGAATGAATCAACACCAACTTCTCTTTGATCTCGGTTGGCAAGTCCTTGAGCGGGAATTGCCTGTTATACTTTTTATCTACGTAAATAACGAAATGGTCGGACGGCGTTCTCTTCACGTAAACAACCCAATGCCCCGGCCAGATAGCATCTTTAACCGGAGCCAAGGATGTTGGATCGCCCTTCTCCTCGCGCATACATCACCGGGGAAGAAGTAAGCATTGGTTCATATCTACCTCGTCGGTGCTTGATGAGTACGCACCCATCTCCTGCCAGAACGTCGAGATTGTTACTTCGGGAATTATCTGAGCCGATGCTCGGTGTGTCTTCAACATCATTAAAGAGTATTCCAACTGACGCTGATACTCTTCGGGAACCTTACTCAGTGACTTGTACCATTTAAAAGGTACAGTCTCCTTGACGTAGTTAAACCGATTACCGAACGGCAACTCGTCGTCGGCAATGAACTTGTCCATCGCTTCAATCATAGGCTCGGGGCTAATCGCGCCCAGTAGTACGCCGCCGTTAAAGTTGGGGCAATACATCCACTTCTCACCGTCAAAGAAGTCCTTAGACTTGTCGATAGATTCCCTAAATTTATTGCGTTTAGTCGTGTAGTTAGAGTAATGCGTGTCAAATTCTTGACGCATGGACGACGGCATCTCCAACATGGTCACTTCATTCGCTGCCAACTTAGCCAGAAATGTTTGCAGATTCTCAGTCAATTTGTTCATCGGAAACTGTGGCTGCGAACTGATGCCGTGTCCGTAGTTTCTGTCAATAAGATCATCAACGATGTCACGCAACTTTGTGGACAAACCGTTTTGTGCGTTACCAATACTTCTAATCAACGAGTCTGCGGCATCATGCGACGATTCTGGTTTGAGTTTACTCTGCAAATACCGGGGGTTCGCTGTACCTATTTGATGGCGGGTAGCACCGACATTGAACGCACCCCAAGGGGTATATAAGTTTAGCGTACCCCCGTCTCCGACTTTGCCGGTAATACTAAATTTGCAGATTTTCATACCAAGAGAAGAGACCATCTCTATTGCATAGACTTGCCCGGTCTGGAATGTTTCCACGTGACCGATAAATGCCTTGCCACCCGAATAGTTGTAGACACAAGCAACGCTGCCAAACAACGGGCTTGTAGTAACTGCTTGAACTAGATCGTGAGGCAATGGGTTGTACTTCTCCTTGAAAAACAAATCACCCACATTGAACTTAACCTTCTCCTTCTTCGCCATGACTGCTACCTCTTAACTGATGAAGATATAGAAAACTAATACACCAAACAGACAACTAAAGAAGCCATGCCGGAAAGCAGAGTAATACACTCTCTTCACTTCATAGTTTACCTGTCTTATCAACTCTTCGTCGCTCATGCTCTTTCTCCTTACGCTTTCATCACCACACGCTTGTTACCGTTCGGCGGCACGAATGACTCGCGGCCACCCTCTTTGATCACCCAGATCGACGGGATCGGGGTCTGCCATGTCACCGGGTCTTCTACGTAACCGTCCGTGAACACGATCATGCAGTCTGCGTTAATACGATTCTTAACGATGTAGTCACTGACACAGCCCGCACGAGTACCGCCACCACCCAAAGGCTTGAGCATCCGATTGATCTCTGAGTAGTTACCCTCAAAGACTTGCTCACCATGCACCTCGGTGTCCCACCACAACACACGGATACGCTCGGGCGGCAAGGTATCGCACAGTTCTTGGATACGTGATGCGACCTTGGCAATGTCCTTGTTGTTGATCGACCCTGACGTATCGACCGCCAGAATGACCTCACCGATTGTTTCGTTGATCGTGCTAGGCAGATAGTGTCCATCGGCTAAACGATTCTTATTGAACCGCCGCCATGTGAACTCATCCGACCCGCGCACATTGGCAGTCCAGAAGTCCTGCAACACCTCGCGCCAATCAATCTCGGGCTTCATCAAATCTTGAATGGCTCGGGGAATGTTCGCCCCAAACCGACCGGCCAACGTACCACCTTGGTGTATGGCTTCATCAACCTTGCTACCCAATTTCTCCAAATCACCCGGCTCCATGCCTTCGACTAGATCATCTCCATGATCATCGAACGATTCTTGTGGACGACCTCCGCCGCCTCCCTGCTCTTGCTCTTGTTTAAGATAGTCATACACACGACGGACAGACCAATCGTGGAACATCGGATCGTAGTAACAACCCGCCGGTAACTTGCACAACTTCTTGTCTTGAATGTTTGTGATGATGTCGTTCACCACATAGTCCATCGCAATGTTGGCTAGTTTCTTGTCTTTCTTCATCAAGTCCTTGTGACGGGGAATGTGCTTGAGCATCACGTGCAGAGTCTCATGCAGCACAACACCGGCAATCTCTTCGTCAGTCAGTGTCTCCAAAAACTTTCTACCGTATCGTTTGTTCAAGCCATCGGTGTACGCTGTCGGACACTGCCGCTCGTCATCAACAAGGGAAGTCTCACCCATTAGGATGACACCGCCGTATAAGCAAGTCTCAGGATGGCGAATTAGTTTAATGTTCGCCTTCTTCAACCGCGTTTCTAGATCGACTTCACGCACGACTGCGTTCATAACTCCACCTCACTTTGTTTGACTATGATCTTGTACCCAAGTTCCTTGATCATGAACAATTCCCGCCGACTAAATGTTCGTCGATGGGACAGCCTCGCCAGAATCGTTGACTTAGGACACTCTGGATAAAACCTTTCTGTGCCATAGACCTCACGCTTGGTGATGACTATCTGCATTTGATCGTCATTCATTAGTCTCTACCTCAGATTAAAAGTTCAATGTTCTTCATGCCCCATGCTCGTAACTCATCGTTGTTACGTGCCAACTTCGCGGTGCGCTTGGACTCAAACACCATCGAGTTGAAGCAAGCCTGTATTTCCTCAGACTTCAACCGCTTCACAAACTTCATGAACGATGTGAGTTCATCCTGCGTGTCGATGGTATCGACCGCATTGAACATGGCGTGGAACAGGACTGCCGGGTTCGTCGGTATCGCAATGTTCTCGGGGTCAGCCAGAATGTCAGCGACCTTGAGCCACTCCTTCTCCATCTTCATAAACGCATCGACCGACTCGGCAAACGCACCACCACAAAGCCCGGCCAGTGCTGCCTTCGTCACGTATTGACCTAACTTGCCAGAGTTGTTCACAACCTCATTAGCACCGACCAACGACCGGGGCGTAACGAATGATGTAATGGGCTTGGCCGGGTCAAAGATGTACGGGTTCTGCTCCTGCCCACCATCAAGATACGACGCGAGACACGACGGATTCATGGCAACCCATGTACGAATGATGCGGGAGATACCATTATCAGTTGCCCACAGATTCCAACGCCGGGCATCGGGCTTACGCACATTGATCACACACAGACGATTCAACACGTGCGCCGACAGCGTATCGCCAACACCGTCAGAGGAATTATTACCCGTTGCGAACACGATAGATCCCGCTGGCAGTTTCACATCACCGACCGTTCGCTCAAGCATCAACCGGGTGAAGATAACTTGCAGCAACTTGTTCGCCTTGCTCACCTCGTCAAGCATGATGATCTTGGGCTTCGGGCTGTCCAACTTGAACAACTCCGACACGTAAGACTCCAACGATTTAGTCTGATGGTTCGGTATCCGCATCACTACGTCGGACACATCCAACACCGGGCAGTCTGCATAGATCGGGTCATACTCGTTACCCAAAATCTGTTTAACCATAGTCAACACCGTTGACTTGCCGATACCCGGCTCACCGCGCAGCATCACCGTTCGATGATGACCAATCGTTGCGATCAAGTTCGGGATATCACTCAGTTCAACAGGGTTGTTGAAGTTGATTGTCTTGTTAGCCATGTTTGCTACCTCTCGTTATGCCATTGGTTAATGGCGTTAATAATCCACACAGTCATCACATTGTTCTGAGGCTTCCGTCAGTACTTTGACCGCCTCCTCGATGGCAAGTTCCTCCTTCTCAGACAGATTCTTGCCCTCGACCACCCACAACACCTCGGCCAGTGCCGACATCAATTTCTTTTCTAACAGGGTCATACGCTCACCCCGAATGTCTTCAAGATGTCATCAATAGATTCTTTAATCACGACACGCTTCGTGTCTGAGTTACGCAGTTCGTCGATGGTGGTGTTACCCAGTACCTTCTCAAGTGACGACCGCGCTTGCTCCAACTTGGGGTCTTCTACGAGATTAAAGTTACGGAACGTATCGCAAAGCTCACGGGCGCGTTCCAACGTAGAGTCATACAGTCTTCGACGACGCACCTTCACCTCGCCGTTGTCACCCACCGTTGTCTCGGTCTCGCAGCAATAACTGATCGACTCCATCACCTCGATCAACTGCTTCGTCTGCTTGCCCAAGATATCCTCGACCATGCGCTTCGCTTGTTTCTCGTAGTGCGTTGCCATGTCATCAAGCAAGTCCTGTGCAATCTTGCAACGGAAGTCCCCGGTCGGAACCTCGCTCTGCACCAGATCAACAGAGAACTTGTAACGCAACTCGGCTGCATCGGGATACTCTGATCGGTCGAACATATCGCCTTGCACAAACGCCATGTTGCTCACGATGGACGGATACTTGTTCAAGAAGTCTTCGACCAATTCATAAAACTTCTTCTCATGCTCACGATATTCTTTATGGAATCGTGCGATGTTCACCACGGGTAGTAGGCGTTGCGATCCCGCCCAGTCATACGTGCATCGCTGCACCCAGTTGTACATCGTCTGCCGATAGTTCAAGACCGCCTTGTGTTCGGCATTGTTGGCAAGAAGATTCTTAACGAACTTGCCACTGTCCTTGCTCGCTTTCTTAGCGAGCGTCACCTCGTCGCTGATCTGCCGATCCTGCACCGTCGCATTCCATACGTGCGACTCGACTGACACAAGCACACACGCAGATGACAGGGAGATGATGTGTTTCGGCTTGTTCAGAATTGTCTGACTCATTTCCATGATTGCTACCTCTGGTTGTTATGCCATTACTTAATGGCGTTTTGATTGTTCAAACGATCTAGTCTGTATTGCAGATACCTACGAAACGCATTCTCTACAAATATCTTAGACCGCAATTCTTCGTGTAAGTTCCGTAGTTTTTTCAACTCTTCTGTGGATTTCTCAATCCGCTCGGTTAAATCTTCAACGGTGTCTTTGATTATGTCTTGCTCGTTCATCACCAAAAGCCTCAAGAAACCAATCATTCATGTTGTTACCCTGCTCGATGATCCAAGCCTCTTCCGCTTGCTCAGACTTCCACTTGTTACGCTTGGCCTCGATCTTGCGGAGTAGAACTTCTAAACCTTTTGCTATGTGTTCGGGTTCGTTCATTCGCCAATCTCCTGCACTGCGGTAAGTTCGGCATCCATCCACTCGTATTCCTCTTCAGATACGTCCGTATCTGCGTCATACCAATCGGTATCGCGGAATTTGTCGCAAGCCTCTTCTTGGTTGTCGGCTTTAACGTATACCGTCTTCACTGCAAACATCGTGACGGGGACGGTGAAGGTATAAAGTTTCTCGCTCATCTCACGCCTCCTTCTTTGTCGGCTTGAACAAGTCTGCAAAAGATTCAGAAAACGAAAAGTCATCTCCCGGTACGATCATCGCGTCATCTACCCATATCGCAGATGCACCCGACTCGTCGTAAACCTCGTCAAGACTCATCATCTGTGACACCCGACTCACTATCTCGTCTGCTTTGAATCCATCGGGACTATCTACATCATCAAACTCAAACATCACCATCACTTGCAATTTCTTAGCCATCTTCATGTCCTCGCGTACTTGTTTAGTTGTTTCAACATCTCTTTGTCACGCACGACACCATACGCACCCTTGTGCGCTGTGATCGTCACGCACCACTTCACTTTCTTCGCATCTGCCTCGCCACAACGTAGGCAGGTAATGAATCCCACCTCGACGCGCTTGGCTGCGACCTCTTCTGTTCGACACGCTACGCACCACATAGTTGCGCTACCTCCATGCCATTACCTAATGGCATTACTCTCTGAAAAACTTGGCGGTCATGGCCGTCATGCCTACGACACCTGCCGTAAACGCAATCAGGTATAACCAATTACCACCCGGTATAAGTTCGACTAGGGCAACCGTGATTAAGTTCACGCAGCACCCAAACAACACCAACTCTGAAAACTTCTTAACCCTTGCCTCGCGGCGACGGCGACCTGTGCTAGGCCATTTGTAGTCTTTACGAATCACTTGCTACCTCCATGCCATTACCTAATGGCATTTGCTTTGAATAAACACTCACGCAGGGTTGGGGTTGCCAACCCTGCTAGGCTGCTCACTCGTTGTTATTACGGCTTGCTGCTCTTGTAGGCAGATACTCGGGCGCGGGGAAACCCGCTCATGCCCTTAACGCTGCCGGGTGTATGTTGCCCACCCGTACCGGCTACGGACTGCTTGGCCTAGAACAACCTAGATGATCAGACTTGGCGCGGATAAGGTTTGATTCCCTAGCCGCAATCCCGTGAGTCCTCTTTTACGATCACCTTTGCTGCCCGACTTGTCGCCGTGCAATCCTGACGCGCACTGGTTGCGCGTAACCGTCGCCCTTGATATGGGGACACCGGGACTTGCCATGTCCCGTCGAACCTCTTCCAGTTCGCCTTCTGCTGCTACCGGCTTTCGGCTTGCAGCGTCGCTACAGATGTAACCTTTAAGACCGTCACCGTTCGGTGGAGTTCCCGATATGCCATTAGGTAATGGCATTTGCCGGTCATGCTCTGCGAACGATGGACGAGGCCATCCGTATATGAATTAGACCGCCCAAAACGGAGTAAGTTCCCCAATCCGTAAAGATTTTCTGGAAGAACTTTGCCATTAGGTAATGGCGTTTCGGGGTGATGTTCGAGAGATGGTATTTGGCTAATACCATTTTTTACTACGCTGACACTCTCGGGTTCGTTTTTATTTTTCAGGTGGTATCGGCGTAGTGGGAAAAAATAAATTTGAGTTCTACTTGGGGGTGAAATGTGGATAAGTTTGTTCCAATGTTCCATTTGTTCCAAGTTTCTGGATTTGTATTATGCTACAGAATTCGGTTTTCGGGGTGGGAGTGGGGTAAGTGTAAGTGCTTGATTTTGTAGAGAAGAAGAAGAAGAAGTAATAATAATAATATATAAAAGAGAAGAAGAAGAAGGGGATTTGTTCCAATGTTCCACGATTTAGAGGGGCGAGGGGTTTTGGGCATTGTGAGTGGGAAAATTTTTTCACTGCGTGTCCCCCATCCCGACTTGCCAATCCCGCTATATTTTCTTGGAACATTGGAACATTGGAACAAAACGTCGTTTTCTTCAACAAAATCATACACTTATCTTGTTCCAACGAATTTTTATCTTGGAACAAACGGAACAGACCGCGTGGAACAAGGTCAAACGTGGCCTTGCGCAGATTGGTGCGGCGTAGAACAAAATCTTCTGTAGGAACTGGCTTCACCATAACTGGCTTCACACAGACGGAACTGGTCTCGCACCGCGAGACCGAGAGGGGCGCGGTCGCAGGGTCGCCGTGGCCGGGGCGTGGCGTGGCGCGGAAACGACAAAACCCCGCCCGGCGTGAGCCGGGCAGGGTGGCAGGGTTGGCCTAGTCGCGTGGCCTTACTTGGGTTGCCGCTTGATCACCTCGCGGAAAAAGTTATCAACCAGGGTTTTGCCGGGGTTGGTTGCCAACCACGCATCGACGGCCGCAAGGAGCGCAGTCGCGTCAAGTACCGGCGGGGTCTCCACCTCACTCGATCCTGCACCCGCACCCGCTGTGGCCGTGGCCGTGGCCGTCGCACCGTGAACATCGGGAATGCAATCGGTAACGGACTGCTTGACCCCGGTATCGATATATTTCTGGATGCCGCGCCGAATCACCTTATCCGCATCGGGCATGGCCTTAACATCCTTGCGGAGAGCCGTGAACACCTTGCGCGCGTGATCATGGTCTACGGACTTACCCGCGATAATGCGGGGAGCCTTAAAGAATGCGTCGGTATAGATATCCTTGGCATCCTTGACGATATCAGCCCACAACGGCGACCCGGTAACGGCCGCGATACTTTCAGCCGATGGTTCAGCGGGGAAGAGGCCGCGCACCGTCGCGCGGAGTTCCGCACGGATAGTGTCGGTTGTGACCGTGTTATCGGCCACGCGCTTGAGGAGGCCACGCACCGTGGCGCGGATCTCCTCGTTCTGTACGATGGTTCGACCCAGTTCCATTTCCGTCTCCTTTCAAAGTCCCGCGATATTGCGGGGTCTATAGATAAGACCGCCGAAACGGGGTCGAGTTCCGCATCATCCAAACTTTTTTTGACCTGACGCCATTACCTAATGGCATTTCGCCCGGCCGCACCGTGGTCAAAACCGGCAGGACTCGACCCCACCCCCACCCGACCCCCCGCGCCAGCGTTGGGACTCCTACAATCCTATACACACTAAAACTTGCACAAATTACCACCCACTTTTCAAAACTCGGTTTTTATAACACCCCCCCGGTTGTCTTTTTGGTACCATGCGTTTTATTTTCTGCTATATAGTCTCTATCCGGGGTTCGCCCCCCGCCTAAACAGTATTGGGTTCATGCAAGACCTTCTCATTCCTGAGATCGACGAAAACATACCGCTCCCGGCTAACGCGGCCGATGCTCTGCCGGACCTCACTCCCGAGGCCGAAATTGAGATGCGGGCGAGGACAATTAAGCTCATATCCGATTTAACTGGGACGCCACTGTGCCCGGACGAGAACGACATTAGCGTGGCTAAAGAAATTGCTACCCAGCACCTCGCTAATCCCAAGACCCGCATTGACTACAGTAAATATCCAAATGAAACGATGGCTTATCTCGCGGGCCTCGTAGCGCAAAGCAACTGCGCGTTAGTCGATGATTTGGCTGAATTGAAGCTGTATGTCGTGAATAAGCTGGTCTACGAAGTAGAACACGCCGATAGCAGCAAGACTCGCATTCAAGCCTTATCAAAATTGGGCGAAGTAGATGGCGTTGATGCCTTTAAGAAGCGCAGCGAAACGACGCATATCATCAAACCGATTGAAGAAGTGGAGAAAGAACTTCTATCGGTGCTAGAGGGCATCGAATATCGCGTGGTAGATGAGGGTAATAGCCGTGAAGTTGGCTAGGCAGTCCACGATAGATGAGCGTCTGTCGCATTGCACCGACTGCGAAAACAACAAAATGGGAATTTGTAAGAAATGTGGGTGCATCATTCAGGGCAAAGTCCGGTTTCCAAACCAAAAATGTCCGATTGGGCTGTGGGGCCGCGAGTCTCAGGGCATTAAAGACCTCATAAACGACTAAAAATCGTGCAATTAACCCCACAAAATCTGCAAAAACTAAAGTTGGCCCTGCCAACCATGCCCGATAAAGAGAAACGGCGTGTCGCAGAGCTATTAAAGACGTATCAAAGCCAACTAACGCAGGCAAAGGGGAAGGATTCTTTTCTCGATTTCATTAATCACGTGTACCCCGGCTATAAAGTTGGGCCGCATCACCGCAAATTAGCGAAGATTTTTGAAGATATTGCCGAAGGCAAGAAGAAACGGGTGATCGTGAATATCGCCCCGCGTCACGGCAAGTCGGAGATGATCAGTTACCTCGCTCCGGCGTGGTTTCTAGGCAAATTTCCGCATAAAAAAGTGATTATGGCCTCACACACCGCAGATTTGGCGGTGAACTTCGGTCGCAGAGTTAGAAACCTCGTAGGCTCGGAGCTTTACCGTGACATCTTCTCCAACGTCGAGCTTCAAGCAGATAGTAAGAGTGCTTCTCGTTGGGGTACGAACTTTAATGGCGAGTATTTTGCTATTGGCGTTGGTGGTGCCTTGGCTGGTCGGGGTGCTGATCTATTCATTATTGATGATCCTCATTCTGAACAAGACGCCAAGCAAGGCCGATCTGATGTATTTGATCCCGCTTGGGAATGGTTTCAATCAGGACCGGTCCAGCGACTAATGCCGGGTGGCGCGATCATCGTGGTGATGACGCGGTGGAGTAAGCAGGACCTGACCGGCAAGATTGTCGAGCACATGACCAAGGAAGACGGGGCGGATGAGTGGGAGTTGGTCGAGTTCCCTGCCATCCTGAACGATAAACCGCTCTGGCCTGAGTTCTGGACGATTGAGGAGTTGCTGGCAAAGAAAGCCAGCATGGACATCCGGTACTGGCAAGCCCAGTACATGCAGGAGCCGACATCCGAAGAGGGTGCGCTCATCAAACGAGAGTGGTGGCAGGTTTGGGATAGAGATAATCCCCCGTCTTGCGAACACATCATTATGTCGCTTGACGCTGCCCAAGAGAAAACGAACCGGTCGGACTTTAATGCCTTATTAACGTGGGGGGTTTTCAAAAATGAGGAAACCCAGAATTACAACATTATCTTGTTGAACGCGATTAAGGAGCGGCTGGAGTTCCCGGAGCTAAAAGCGCTTGTCCTTGAGCAGTACAAAGAGTGGAACCCGGACACCTTTATCGTGGAAAAGAAATCCAACGGTGCGGCGCTGTATCAGGAGATGCGGCGCATGGGTGTCCCGATATCGGAATTTACCCCCGGTAAGGGGCAGGACAAGATTAGCCGGGTTAACTCGGTGACGGACTTATTTTCGGCGGGTATAGTCTGGGTGCCTGACCGCAGGTGGGCGTATGAGGTAGTCGAGGAGTGCAATGACTTCCCTGCCGGTACCCACGATGACTTGGTGGACGCCACCACATTAGCCCTTCTTCGTTTTAGGCAAGGCGGCTTTATTAGGCTCCCTACGGATGAGCCAGAACCAACGAAATGGTTCAAGAGCCACAGACGCGAGTCGTATTACTAGGAGAACTTAAATGGCCGTTGATAAAAGTTTGATGGAGGCTCCCCAAGGGATCGCGATACTCGCGGCTGAGATGGAGCCGATTGACATCATCGTTGAGACTGAAGAGGACGATGCTGTTGTTGAGTTGATGAAGGACGAGTCACGCTCGGAAGGGTTTGATGACAACCTCGCGGAGTACATGAGCGAGAGCGACCTTCAGACTATGGCCTCCGAGTTAATCGGACAGTACGAACAGGACATCTCCAGTCGCAAGGATTGGCTCGATACCTACGTCAAAGGTTTGAAGATTTTAGGCATTCGGTACGAAGAGCGTACTGAGCCGTGGCCGGGTGCGTGTGGTGTGTTTCACCCGCTCCTCATGGAGAGTGCGGTCAAGTTTCAGTCTGAGACGATCATGGAGACCTTCCCTGCAATGGGGCCGGTCAAGACCAAGATCATCGGCAAGGAGACCCCGGAGAAGAAGGACTCGGCTATTCGTGTCGCTGATGACATGAACTACCAGCTTACCGAGGTGATGAAGGAGTATCGGCCTGAGCACGAGCGCATGTTGCTCAGCATGGCCTTGGCGGGTAATGCCTTTAAGAAGGTGTACTTCGATCCGTCGATGAATCGTCAGACGGCGGTGTATATCCCGGCGGAAGACATCATTGTTCCGTACGGTGCGTCTAACTTAGAGACGGCAGAACGTGTTACGCATCGGATGCGTAAGACGAAGAACGAGTTAGCCAAACTTCAATACGCTGGGTTCTATCGTGACGTTGATCTCGGTGAGCCGATGCGCGTCATGGACGAGGTGGAGAAACAGAAGGCTGAAGATCAAGGCTTCAGTGCAAGCATGGACGACCGGTTCCAGTTGCTTGAGATGCACGTGAACATTGATCTGCCGGGCTACCCGGATGTGGATGATGAGAACCACGAGACCGGGATTGCTCTTCCCTACGTGGTGACGATTGAGAAGGGAACGGGAACAGTTCTAGCAATTCGCAGGAACTGGAGAGAAGACGATGAACTCAAAGCCAAGCGACAGCACTTTGTCCACTACGGATATATCCCCGGATTTGGATTTTACTACTTCGGACTTATTCACCTTATCGGGGGACACAGTAAAGCTGCAACGTCCCTCCTTCGCCAACTTGTCGATGCGGGAACCCTCAGTAATCTCCCCGGAGGACTCAAATCTAGAGGACTACGAATTAAGGGAGACGATACTCCAATCGCTCCGGGTGAGTGGCGAGACGTAGATATCCCAAGCGGTGCGGTACGCGACAACATCCTGCCGTTGCCGTACAAGGAGCCAAGCCAAGTTCTTTCTTTGATGCTTGATAAGATCGTTGAAGAAGGACGCCGTTTCGCTGCGGTGTCGGACCTCAAGATCAGCGATATGTCGAACCAAGCGCCGGTCGGTACCACACTAGCCATCCTAGAGCGCGTTCTCAAAGTGATGTCGGCAGTGCAGGCTCGCGTGTACTACGCGATGAAGCAGGAGTTCAAACTGCTTGCAGCCATCATCCGAGACAACACTCCGGAAGAGTATTCGTATGAACCGGAAGTGGGCAATCGCAAAGCGAAGAAAGCTGACTACGACGATGTAGATGTCATCCCGGTATCTGATCCGAACGCGGCAACGATGTCGCAGAAGGTGGTTCAGTATCAGGCTGTAATGCAGTTAGCGCAGCAGTCGCCGCAGTTGTATGACTTACCGTATTTGCACCGCCAGATGATTGAGGTGCTAGGCATTCGCAATGCTGACAAGATTGTGCCGCTGCCGGATGATCAGAAGCCACGCGATCCGGTCACGGAGAACATGGACGCTATCATGGGCAAACCGCTCAAGGCGTTTATGTATCAAGACCACGAGGCGCATATCCGCGTCCACATGTCGCTTGGTCAAGACCCGAAGATTGCCGCGATGATTGGACAGAATCCGCAAGCGCAACAGATTACGTCGTCTCTTCAGGCGCACATCATGGAGCACGTAGGCTTTCAGTATCGCCGTGATATTGAGAAGCAGCTTGGCGTGGCTCTGCCGCCTCTGCCGCAGGACGACAACGAGGAGTACGACCTCAGTCCAGAGATGGAGGTACAGGTCGCGCAGGTCAGCGCCATTGCAGCGGAACGTCTGCTCCAGAAGGATGTGGCCGAGATGCAAGCTCAGCAGAACGCTCAGCAAGCACAAGACCCGCTTGTTCAGATGCAGATGATGGACCTCCAGATCAAGCAGATGGAGGCTCAGACCAAGCAGATGAAGGCGCAGATGGAGGCTCAAGCAAAAGCAGAAGAGCTTCGCCTCAAAGAGCAGCAGAACATCATCACTGCTTCGGCCAAAGAAGACGAGTTGCGACTGCGAGAGGCGGAAATCTCTGGGCGTCAGCAGCTTGAAGCAGCACGCCTCGGTGCGGATATCGAGAAGCACAAGGCGCAGGAAACAAACCGACAGCAACTTGAAGGCACGAAACTCGGCGTTGAGATTGCGAAAGCAAAAGACGCTGCATCACAACGGCAAACACCGCCGCCTAGAAAGGAGTAATTAATGTCCTATTCAAACGCTCTGGAGTATTTGGAATCAAAACTCAAAGAAGAGCGCGTACTAATTGTAGAAACCCTGACCCAAGGCAAATTGGATGAGGGTGAATACAAACGTCTGTGTGGGGCGCTACAGGGTCTCGACCTAGCACGGAATCACATCAAAGACCTTGCACAACGCTTGGAGCGTGACGATGAGTAACATTGATATTGAGAAGACGCAGGAAGAGGCTGCTAAAGCCAAACTACTGCCCGAACCCCGAGGCTACCGAATCCTCTGCGCCGTGCCGCACGTGGAAGAAGAGTTTGAAGGGGGCATCGTAAAAGCCGAGGACACCCGCCGAGTTGAGGAGCAGACCACTGTGGTTCTGTTTGTCATCAAGATGGGAGACCTTTGCTATGCGGATAAGGACCGGTTCCCCACCGGCCCGTGGTGTAAGGAAGGTGATTTTGTCCTTACCCGTCCGTATTCGGGTACTCGCGTGGTCATCCACGGCAGAGAGTTCCGCATCATTAACGACGACACGGTGGAAGCGGTGGTCGATGACCCCCGTGGAATCCGCAGGGCGTGAGGTAAAATATTATGGCTGTTGAACGTACTGAATATAAGTTCCCTGATGAAGTTGAGGCCGAGGCCGAACAAAAAGCCGAGGCTAATCAAGAGGTTAGCGATGATATTGAGGTAAAGGTTGAAGATGATACTCCGGAAGAAGACCGGGGTCGCAAACCGTTATCTAAGCGTACGGTGCAAGAGATTGATAACGAGGACTTAGACGAGTACTCGGATAAGGTTAAAAAGCGTCTTTCTCAGATGAAGCGCATTTATCACGATGAGCGCCGGGAGAAAGAAAGAGCATTAAGAGAGCGCGAGGAGGCTCTACGTTTTGCCCAAGTTCGTGAGCAGGAGATTCAAAAGCTCAAGCAACGGCTTGGTCATAGTGAGCAAGCATTTGTTAAAGAGGCTGAGAAATACGCCAATTTTGATTTAAGCTCGGCTAAAGAGCGTTTGAGACAGGCGTACGATGCAGGAGACTCTGAGCAAATAGCGAACGCTCAAGAACTGTTAACAGATGCCAAACTTAAGCTGCAAAACCTCGCTAGAGTGAGACCATCTTTACAACAGGCAGAAGAGAGAGTAGAACAAACGCAACAGGTACAGGCACCCGAACCGGTTGCTCAACCCAAAGCTGATCCCAAAGCGGAGGCTTGGCGCGAGAGAAACACTTGGTTTGGTGAAGACGACGAGATGACCGCGTTAGCCCTTGGCCTGCATGAAAAGCTAGTCCGAAACGGCGTAGACCCGAATTCAGACGAGTATTACCGCCGAGTCGATGACACTATGAGGAAACGATTCCCCGAGGCATTTGAAGATGCCGAAGAGGAAGAAGAGAAACCTCAAACGAGTCAGGAGAAAAAACCTGCTCGCACTAACAAGCCAGCTACTGTTGTGGCTCCAGCAACGCGGAATACCGCGCCTCGTCAGGTACGCCTGACGCCTACGCAAGTTGCTATTGCCAAAAAACTTGGGCTTAGCAATGAGCAATACGCACGTGAACTTATGAAACTGGAGGCTAACTAAAATGGCTGAGAATAGACTCGCTCGTGAACTCGAAAATCGAGAGTCAGCGCAACGTAAAACAACGTGGACCCCACCCCAGACGCTCCCTGAACCGGAGCCGCAGGAAGGTTGGGTATTTCGTTGGATTCGGACAAGTATTATGGGGCAGGCAGACCCTTCTAATACCTCCGCGAAATTTAGGGAAGGTTGGGAGCCGGTTAAGGCTTCTGAACAACCCAAACTGATGATGCAAGCTGATCCCAATGGACGTTTTAAAGACAACATTGAGATTGGTGGGTTGTTGCTCTGCAAGGCTCCGAAAGAGCTTATGGCTCAGCGTGACGATTATTACGCTCAACAAGCCAAGGCTCAGATTCAGTCTGTAGATAACAACTTTATGAGGCTGAACGATGAGCGTATGCCCCTCTTCACTGAGAAGAAAACTACGGTCTCGTTTGGCAAGGGCAAATAACTTATTTTTGGAGTGACAAATGGCATATCCCACTGTTGACAAGCCGTATGGCTTGAAGCCGATCAATCTGATCGGCGGGCAGGTGTTTGCCGGTGCAACTCGTCAGCGTCGTATTGCTTCCGGTGCGTCAAGCATTGGTTATGGCGACCCGCTGCAATTTGCTTCGGACGGCACCGTTGAA